TTCAGGTAGGTTCTACGCAAACACACTTTGGCTTAGATGGCTACGGATTCTATTTGGATGGTTCTAATCCTGCTTTGGGTAACTACTTGCTTAGTTCATCTACATACACTTACAACTATGATTTAGGTGGCGAGTACGGATGGCTCACGCTTTATACTGGTAGTGGCAACTCGGTCAAATACACGAATCTATCTACAGGTGCAACCAATACTACGGGATTAACTAACAACGTATGGCGTGATGTTCCAAGAGTTTATGCTTCATATGCTGCAGTAGGAAATAAATTAGAAATAGTTACAGGTGCAGGCGCAGTTTTATACACGGCTACGTTTGTACCTAAAGAAGAATGTAAATACACACCAGTTCAAATTGACTTTGTAAACAAGTTTGGTGCTTGGCAACGTGAATGGTTTTTCAAAGCATCTTACAACGGATTGAGCGTTGAAAACACGGAGTATAATTTGATGCCTAATACCTACCCTGCATACGACACTAAAGAAGGTCAGAGAAAGGTCTTCAACGCCAACGGAAAGGAAACCATCCGAGTAAATACCGATTGGGTATCTGAGAGCTTTAATGAGGTTATTAAGCAAATGATGTTAAGCGAAAGAATCTTGATTGACAAGAAGGCTGCCAAGCTCAATACTAAATCCGTAGACCTAAAGAAATCAATCAACTCGTCTTTGATTAGCTACGAGATGGAATTTGAATACGCATACGATACAATCAATTCAGTAGTGTAATGAACAGGAGCGTACAACTATACATCGAAGGTCAGCGCATTGAACTCTTCAACGATGAGACTATCAACGTAACATCGTCAATTCAAAACGTACAAGACCTATCCAAAACCTATACGGACTTTTCGCAGGGATTTACCGTACCTGCCAGTTCTCACAATAACGCAATCTTTGAGCATTGGTATCAATCAGATGTCAACGCAACTACTGACCCGAACCTACGCAAAGACGGATTTATAGAAATCGACTTAACTACATTCAGAAAAGGTAAGATACAACTTGACGGAGCAGTAATCACAAACGGAAAACCATCGGCTTATAAAATAACTTTCTTTGGAGAAGGCGTAACGCTTAAAGATTTGTTCGGAGAGGATTTACTGTCTGATTTGAACTATACGGCATTATCGCACAATTTTACTTCTGCGCAAGTTATTACTCGCATCCAAGACAATACCAATGCTTACGATGTAAAGTACCCGCTAATCACGTCTAATCGCATTTGGGAGTATCAAAGCATTCCTGTTAATGTACCTTTCCCTAACTGGTTGGTCAACGTCTTAACTCAAAACGATATTCACACCACTTCAGGAGCGATAAACAAAGACGAATTATTCCCTGCGGTGCGAGTTACTAAGATTCTTGAAGCCATCGAAGCGAAATACGGAATCACATTCAATGGCACATTTTTAACTGATGAGCGATTTACTAAATTGTTCTTATGGTTCAAGGGAAAGGAAACTCTTGTAAAAACTTCTTACGGCTACTCGCTAACTTCTACTTCTGTTGTTCCTACGTTTACGAATTACGATTTAACACAACGCTACACATCCGCAACTAACACGGTAAACTTTATCGAACTCGCAGGTGTAATTACACACCGATTAGTTTATAATATTACGTCAACTACAAGCTCAGACGATTACTTTATCGACATTTACCAAAATGGAAACTTATATAACACAATAACAGGTTTCGGAACTGGCACTTACACAATTGCAGATATTGCTCAGGTGGTAGGATTGGATGTTGACTACACTATCAAAATACGAACTACAGGAACAAACACAATAGGCTCTAATTTAGTTTATGAAGTTGACTACATAACAACAGGCTCTGTAAACACGGACTACCTAACGGTAACTTATTCGTCTTTAGCTACATCCTTACAATTAGACCTATCCGCCAACGCTCCCGTAATGAAGATAGCAGATTTCTTAAAAGGAATTATGCTGATGTTCAATATGACCATTTACTCAGTTAAGGATAACGAGTATTGGTTAGAGCCGTTAGATGATTGGTATTCAAAAGGAGCAGTCGTAGACATTTCGCAATATACTGACATAACTTCCATCGAGATGGAGCGTATGCCACTTTACAAAAAAATACAATTTAAGTTTACAGATTCCGAGTGCTTTTTAAACAAGAACTTCTCTCAAACGTACAACCGAAACTACGGAGACACGACTTACCAGTATAACTACGATGGCGGTGAGTTCACTATTGAAGTTCCTTTTGAAAACTTGCTACAAACTAAATACAACGGAACGCAAGACATACAATTAGGCTACTCGCTTAACGGAGAATTTTCGCCATACGTACCCAAGCCTGTTTTATTTTACCAATATGACAACCAAGTAACAGATTTTAAGTTTGTCAATGATGGTGGTGGTCATTCAACAATCACAACCTACACACCATTCGGGCAAGACTTGTTTTTTAACAATTCGGACATAACGCTAAACTTTGCTCCTGAGACATCAACGATGCTCAATTATCCTGTACAAAATACGCAGTTCAGTCAGTATTACTTTTCATACCTTTACAACCTTTACAATCTGAAGCAACGATTAGTCAATGTAAAGACGAACCTACCTACAAGCCTACTTACAAACCTTCAGCTAAACGATAGGCTAATCATTCGAGATAAGCGTTACATAATTAACGAAATGAAATCTAACCTAAATACTGGTGATGTAGATTTTCAGTTGATTTTAGATTTCAGACCGATTATAAATTCAACTATCCCACAACCTAAAACAGGAACTGAAGGAGGTAATGTAAACTATCCAATCAACCTGCCAAACGATTCTTACGAGGCTAATCTATCTTGCACGGACACAAACGTTACCTTTTCAGTAAATCCCGTAGAAAGTTCGCAGATAATTCAGATAGGTATCCCTTCAGGCTCAGCAGGCACGGTGTATACAATTCGTATTACTTACTCCTACACGGATGGTTCAACAAGTGAAGAATTTTTTAACATATTCCAATGATACAACAAATAGTCGCAATGCTGCAGTTAGATGACTTCTACGGAAACACGGAAGCCATAGACATCGCAAAGGGTAAATACAAGCTACACACGTCTCTGAAGAAAGCAATTAAACAAGGTAAAAGAGAACTCATAAACAAACGAAATGGCAGAGGTTAAAAACATACAAATAAACGTAGACACCAAAGGCGCAACTAAGGCGATGGATGACCTCGCTAAAGCTACTCACGATGTCTCTGCAAGTTTCGAGGAGGTATATGGCGACTTACAACCTCTTACAACTCGTATGGGTGAGGCGGAAGACCGCTTATATGAGTTAGCCAACGCAGGACAAACCGCAACTAAAGAATATCAGGACTTATTAGAGACTGTTGGTAACTATCGTAAGGTTCAGATTCAGACTGATATGGCGGTAGATGCTGCGGCTACTACAATGGCTCAAAAACTTGGTGGTGCTTTAGGCGGTGCAACTGCAGGATTTGAATTGATGCAGGGCGTGATGGGTACGTTTGGAGCGGAATCAGAGCAGGTAGAAAAATTGTTATTGAAAGTTCAATCTGCAATGGCAATTTCACAAGGTGTTCAGGGAGTGAGAGAAGCCATTCCTGCAATTACTGCGTTTGGTACTGCTATTAAAACACAAGCAATTACTGCTCTAACTACTCTTAAAGGAGCATTAATTACTACTGGTGTAGGCGCACTTGTTGTAGCGTTAGGATTTGCTGCTAATGCAATGGGTTTATTTTCGTCTTCTACTGAAGACGCAGAAGAGCAACAAAAGAAACTTGATGACCAACTTGAAAAAACTAATAAAAGATTAGAGTCTCAAAGAGAACTTACTGAAAAAGTGTCTTTGACAATAGATAATCGTGTTAGACAGGATATTGCTAATGCCAAAAAACGAGGAGCAAGTCAAGCTGAATTAGATAAAATCGAATTAGACGGAGCTAAAGATAGATTAGAAACACTAAAAAGAGAAGAAGAAGCTTTAAAAAGAGTTTATTTACAAAAGTCTAAATCAGGAAGTACAAAAGAATTTGAAGCAGCAGAAAAGGCATATTTAGATTCAGCACAAAGAGTTACTGAGCAAAGATTAGCTATTGAGGAAAAAGAAGCTGACATACAATATCAACGAATAGAAAAAAGGAGAGAGCGAATCAAAGAGCAACAAGAGCTTGATGCAAAAGCTTTTGATGGTACTGTTAAGGCTTTTGACGAATCTATAGCCGATATGGATGAGGGATGGACTGATTGGAACAATCAAAAAGCTGAACAAAGGGAAAAAGACATAGAAGACCAAAAAGCATACGACCAATCAATTCTTGATGCACAATTACAACTTCAACAAGATTTAACGGATGCTGAGTTAGCACGAATCAAAGAAACTGAAGAGGCGGAAGCGGAAAAGCAACGTAAGTTTAAAGAGAATTTAAAAACATCGGTAGAGTTATCAATCAAAGGACTTGACCTAATTGCAAGTATTGCAGAAATGAATGCAGGAGAAGACGTTAAGCGTCAGAAAAGAGCATTTAACATTCGTAAGGCTGCTAATATTGCATCAGCTACAATGGATGGTTATAACGCAGTGTTATCTACGTTTGCAGAAACTAAAGGTGGTATTGTATTAAAATCTATTGCCGCAAGTATTGCAGGAGGTTTTGCTGCCTTGCAAATTGCAGGAATCGCTAAAACTAAGTTTGAGGGCGGTGGCTCTCCTTCTCCATCGGGTAGTCTTGGTGGTGGTAGCGGTGGCTCAACACCGTCTATGTCTCCATCTTTCAATGTAGTAGGTAACTCAGGTATGAATCAGCTCGCTCAAATTCAGCAAACGCCAGTACAAGCATTCGTAGTTTCAGGAGAGGTTACATCTGCTCAAGCACTTGACCGCAACCGAATCAAAAACGCAACATTATAACATTTTAAAGTTGAATAGATATGCAAGTTATCGAATTAATCATTGACGAAAAGGACTCACAAAGCGGAATAGATGCCGTGAGTGTAGTCGAATCTCCTGCGATTGAGGAGAACTTTATCGCACTATCAAAACACGAAGTAGAACTCAAAGAAGTAAACGCAGAGAAGCGTATCCTAATGGGTGCTGCTCTTATCCCTAACAAGAAAATCTATCGTGTAAACGCAAAGAAAGAGGAATACTACATCTACTTCTCGGAGGACACCGTGCGCCAAGCTATGGAGTTATTCTTTAAAAACGGAAACCAATCCAACGCTACCTACGAACACAAGGACGCAGTCAAAGGAATGACCGTTGTTGAGTCTTGGTTGATTGAAGACGAAGTACACGATAAATCTAAGAAGTATGGCTTTAGCTTACCAAAAGGAACTTGGATGATTTCTATGAAAGTCGATAACGATGAGGTGTGGAATGACGTCAAAGCAGGCAAGGTTAAAGGCTTCTCAATCGAGGGTTACTTCGCTGACAAGTTAGAAATGTCATTAGAGCAAAAGAAAAAGCAAGACCTTATCGAGCAACTTAGAGACTTACTCAAACTCGAATCATACACGGACTATCCTGAAGCCGCTAAAGAGAACGCAAAGATTGCTATTAGATACGCTGAGGAAAATGGATGGGGTGATTGCCTTACTGCAACTGGCAAGGCTCGTGCAAACCAACTCGCAAACGGAGAGGCTATTTCTGAAGAAACAATCGCTCGAATGGCTGCCTTTGAGAGACACCGCCAAAACTCTGACAAAGAACTCGGAGACGGATGCGGCAGACTCGCTTGGTTAGCTTGGGGAGGCGATGAGGGTGTAGCTTGGGCGCAACGTAAATTAGAACAAATTAGAAACAAATAAACTATGAACAATATCTTAAACAAAATCGCTCAGATGGAGCGTAACGCAGAGGAAGTAAATTTATCTTCAGAAAAAATTGAACTTGCAAAAGCAGAAGATTTGAATAAATTATTTGCAGATGCAGTATCGTTGGCTAATGATTTATTGGGAGACACGGCAGGTAGAGTCAATGCCTTAAAACAGGTTTTAAAACAAAAAGAAGATAAAGCTATAAAATTAATTTCTAACCTTGATGGAGCTTTAATTGACTTTGAAAAAAGAGCAAAAGAATTAGGTTTTGACACAAGCCAATCTAAAACATATGTTCAGTCAAAAAAAGAATTAGACGATTTGTATAGAGGTGTAAAGTATGTAACTGATATTGCATCGGCTTTAAAGTAAAATAATCTCAGATGGGGTGTATTCAATTCCAACAAGTGAATCAGTAAATATACCTTCTTCTCCCCAACCTTGAGCAGACCATCTTTTAACTACTTTATAGCGTGTAAATATTCTTCCGTATGACGTTTCTCCAATTATCTTCTCAAATAATAAATATGAATTATTAGGATTCCAATGAGGAAGCACGCCTAGAAATAATTGTTTTGATTCCATATGATTAAATTAATTATACTCAAATATAATAATATTTTACAAAAACACGTACAAATGAAAGACAAATTTAAAACACCAAGTAAAGCAAGTCCTCGTGCAGGTAGCAAAAGAGGTTGCCTATGTGAAGACGGAACATACTCAACTAAATGTTGTGACGGAAGTTTAGAGGCACAAGGCATCGGAAAGACGGAAGGAACAGGAAACAACGTAACCGCAACTGAAGTAAGCGGAGTGAGAACTATCGTACGTCAAAACGGATAAAATAAACTACTATAAAAAATAAAGGGGATGCTTACTGCTCCCCTTTTTCGTATTTAAAAATTATGGTATTCAACTGATTCAATTAGCAGTATCCATTCCTCGTTTAACTCTTTAGATATACACCAAAGATTCAATCCTTTTTCTTTTACTTCATTCATTAAAGGAGTTAGGTACTTAATGCGGTCATTTACTCTTTTTTTCCAATACTCATATTGGTCTCCGCAAGTTACTTTTACTCTTTCTCCTGTATGTAGAATAGTATCCATTCTTTGAAATGTATGTATATCAAATTGCATACGCTCTATTGTTTTGCATTTATGACTTTTACTCGGATGTGCTTGTCTACTTGTGTAAACAGTTTCGTAATTACAATTATTGCACTTCCAAAAATGTGTTGTCCATCCCATAGCGTTTTTTAATTATCTATTTCTACTTCCGAAAGAGCCTGCCAAAGCAAATGAATATGCGGCATATAATAACTCTTTCCTTTCATATCTATAAGCATAGAAATTGCGCTTAAAAAATGTTTTGCTTGTTCTACTTGTTTTTGTGTTGCTTTCATAGCGTAATTTTTGACAAACATAAAAATAAAAACGCAACAACACAAACTAAAAACGTTATTATAGTATGAACACACAGAAATCAATTTACAACAAGCTCTTTAAAGAAGAGGTGCAACTCGAATCGCACAAAGTAGAATTAGCTTTAATTGATGACCTTAAACAAATGGTTGTCCGAATGAAGGCTCTTGATGGTGCTTTTATGAAATCCACACAGAAAGCAGTCAATGCTCTTTCTGCATTTGCAAAAGTTCAAGGAGATTTAAAAGATGGCTATTTAGGTGCGGTTGCTGATAGAGATGATGCTAATGAAGAAATTAAAGTAGCAGTAGCTTTGATTGAAAAAATATCAAAACAAGCAAGAGAAGTCGGTTTAAATCCAAACGATATTCCACAAACAAAAGAAATCGTAAACTTAACCGCAAACATTGAGGACACTATCGCAATTTTAGATAGAAACGAATCAGACATCAAACAAATCTTATCAATTTAATTATGAACGAAAAATCAATTTTAAACAAAGTCCGCACACTTCTTGGAATGGAAGTAAAGTTGGAAACTATGCGCCTTACTGATGGCGTATCTATGCTTGAAGCAGAAGTATTTGAAGCAGGTCAACCTGTGTTCATCCTAACTGAAGACGAACAACGTATTGCACTTCCTGTAGGTGACTATGAGTTAGAAGATGGTCGCATCTTGGTAGTAATCGAAGAAGGTATCATTGCTGACATCCGTGAAGCTGCTGAAGCAGAAGTAGAGGTAGAAGTTGAAGCTCCTGAAGCCGAAGTTGAAACAGGTAAGATGCCTGAAGAAGAAATGGCTGCTGCACCTACTGCAAAGAAAATCATCGAATCAGTAACTAAAGAATCTTTCTTTAGCGAAATCGAAGCCTTGAAAAAAGAAAACGAAGAGTTGAAAGCACAACTCAATTTATCTACTGAAGTTGCAGAAGAAGTCGCACCAGTTGAATTGAGCGAAGAGCCTAAACCTATTTCATTCAACCCTGAAAACGAAACTAAAGTAGAAGTAATGCGCCTTGCTAAAAATCGCAGTCGTTCTACAATGGATTCAATCCTTGAAAAATTCAATAACATTTAATAATTTAATTTAAACGAAGAAATGCCAACAACAACTTCAATCACTACTACTTACGCAGGCGAGTTCGCAGGTAAGTACATCGCAGCAGCTTTATTGTCTGCTCCAACCCTCGACAAAGGCGGTATCACTATTATGCCTAACGTCAAATATAAGCAAGTTATCAAACGCGTTGCTACTGATGACATCATCAAAAACGCTACTTGTGATTTTGACCCTACGTCTACTATCACATTGACAGAGAAGATATTACAGCCAGAGAGCTTCCAAGTTGCGTTACAATTGTGCAAGTCAGACTTTCGCAGCGATTGGGATGCCATTCAAATGGGTTACTCTGCATTTGACGTTCTTCCTAAATCTTTCGCTGACTTCTTAATCGCACACGCTGCTGAGAAAGTTGCTGCAGGTATGGAGACTTCAATTTGGCAAGGTGTTAACGCAACTGCAGGTCAGTTTGCAGGTATTATGACTCAGTTGACTACTGACGCAAACCTCCCTGCTGCTCAAGAAGTTGCTGGTACTACTGTAACCGCTGCTAACGTAATTACTGAGCTTGGTAAAATCGTTGACGCTTGTCCTGCTGCTCTTTACGGAAAAGAAGATTTGACTCTTTACGTTTCTTCTAATATCTATCGTGCTTATGTTCGTGCATTGGGTGGCTTCGCTGCTTCAGGTGTAGGTGCTAATGGTTACGATAACAAAGGTACAAACCAAGTTCTTGGTGACGTATACTTTGACGGTGTTCGTGTATTTATGGCTAACGGTCTTGCTGCTAACACCGCATTGTTGACTCAAAAATCTAACCTTTACTTCGCTACTGGTCTTCTTTCTGATATGAACGAAGTTAAAGTTTTGGATATGGGTGACATCGATGGTTCACAAAACGTACGTGTAGTTATGCGCTTCACCGCAGACGCTAAATATGGTTTTGCTTCTGACGTTGTTACTTACGGAATCACAAACTCTGCTAACTAATCTTAGCTAAACTCAAATAATCGGGGAGGGCGGTAAAAAACTTCCCTCCCTTTTTTATAACATTTAAAACTTAAAAATATGTCTTGTGATTTAGCAAATGGACGCTTGGAAGTATGTAAAGACGCAGTCGGTGGTATCGATGCAGTATACTTCATTAACTACGGGGATTTCAATCCTGAAACTGACGTAGCTTATGTAGCAGGTACTGATACTATCGACACGGTAGGTAACGTATCTTCTCTCTACAAATACGAACTTAAAGGAACTAACTCTTTTGAGCAAGTTGTAAACTCTTCTCGTGAAAACGGAACTACATTCGTTGAGCAAACTTTAACAATGACTTTAAAGAAGCAAGATGCTACTACACACAAGTCAGTTAAATTGTTAGCTTACGGAAGACCGCACATCGTAGTTCGCAACCGCAACAACCAATTCTTCTTAATGGGTCTTGAACACGGCTCAGAATTGACTACTGCTAACGTGTCAAATGGTACTGCAATGGGTGACCTAAACGGATATACCTTGACTTTTGTAGCGACCGAGACTTTGCTCGCCAATCTTCTTGATTGTACTAACGAAGCAGGTCTTGCAGGTTCAGCAGGAGATGTATTCGGAACGGCTACTATCGTAACTGCATAATCGTTTTCTTCATAGCGTGTAAAGAGGGTGGCTTTGGCTACCCTTTTTGCATTTAAAACAAATCGCTACAATCTTAGTTACTTTAATATGATTGTACTAACGACATCTACATCCGCACAAACCTTCTCTTTTATTCCAAGAGACATACCTACATCAATGGTAATTACGGATGACCAAACGAACACACCAGTAACGGTAGCTATCACATCTCAAACAAGCGGAGATTACGTAAATACTATTACGGCGACTTTCGCTTTAAAAGAAGGACATTTTTACGATTTGGTACTTTACAAAAACACGGACATCGTTTACAAGGATAGAATCTTTTGTACTGACCAAAACATCGTCTCATTCTCCGTAAATAACGGACAATATACATCTAACACTACATCAAATACGTTCATAGTTTATGAGTAACAACGTACACGTCTTAAATCTATCCGCATACACTACTCCCGTCATTCAGGAGAGTAAGCGTGATGCGTGGGTTGACTTTGGAGAAGATAACAACTACTACTCTTTCCTCTTGGATAGATACACTAACTCCACTACAAACAACGCAATTATCAATAATATCTCACGTCTTGTCTATGGGCGTGGATTGAGTGCAACTGATGCTTCTCGTAAGCCTAACGAATACGCTCAGGCGATGGCTCTTTTCAACAAAGAGTGCTTGCGTAAGATTGCAATCGATAGAAAGATGCTTGGTCAGTTCGCTATTCAGGTACACTACAACGATAAGCACGATAGAATCCTAAAGGCTTTCCATATGCCAGTAAACTTATTGCGTGCTGAGAAGTGCAATAAAGACGGAGAAATTGAAGCCTACTACTATTCTGACGATTGGACTGATGTAAAGAAATACCCGCCTAAAAGAATACCTGCATACGGATACTCTAAAGACAAGATTGAGATACTATTCTCTAAGCCTTACGCAGTAGGTATGAAGTATTACGCTTATCCTGACTACCAAGGCGCAGTACCTTACGCACTTTTAGAGGAAGAGATAGCTGATTACTTAATCAACGAGGTTCAGAACGGATTTTCAGGAACTAAAGTGGTCAACTTCAATAACGGAGTGCCTACTGAGGAGCAACAATCAATCATTACAAACAAAGTCTTAGGTAAGTTGACTGGTAGCAAAGGTCAGAAAGTTATCGTAGCGTTCAACGACAATATGGACACGAAAACAACCGTTGACGATTTGCCTTTGAATGATGCTCCTGAACACTACACATATTTAAGTGAGGAGTGTATGAGAAAGATTATGCTTGGACACAACGTAACATCTCCGCTACTTTTCGGTATTGCAGGTGCTAACGGATTCAGTTCTAACGCTGACGAGCTTCAAAACTCGTTTATCCTATTTAACAATATGGTGATTAAGCCACTTCAGGATGAAATACTTGAAGCCTTAGACACTATCTTAGCATTTAACGGCATATCCCTAAACTTATTCTTTAAGACGCTTAAACCGCTTGAATTTACGGATTTGGAGAACGCTCAAAACCAAGAGCAAGTAGCTGAGGAAACAGGAACTGAGTTAAGCAAACACGAAAGACTTGACAAAGAAATTGCTGATGCACTCATTGAGTGCGGAGAGATGCCTGATGAAAAGTGGGTGTTGATTGATGAGTTTGAGGTTGACCTTGACCAAGAAGATGCAATAGACGCAGAAATAGAAATGGCAAGCAAACCTAAGCAATCACTTTTATCTAAAGTTTACAACTTCGTAAGTACAGGAACTGCGAATCCTAAAGCCAAGTCAGAGCAAGACAAAGTTATTGACGGATTCCAATTCATTACTCGCTACGTTTATTCAGGTGATACATCTGCTAAATCTCGTGAGTTCTGCAAGAAGATGACTGCTGCAAATAAGGTTTATCGTAAAGAAGACATCGTTAGAATGAGCAATCAACCTGTAAATGCAGGATGGGGTGCTAACGGAGCTGCTACATACGACATTTTTAAATACAAAGGCGGAGGTAACTGCCATCACAAATGGTTGCGTAGAACTTATGTATCATTTGAGGAGGGTATGGGAATTGACCCAACCAATCCAAACGCTAAAACAATCAGCACTAACAAAGCAGAAAAAGCAGGATATCGAGTTAGGAATCCACAAGAAGTATTTGTAAGACCTGTTGATATGCCACATAACGGCTTTTTACCTACTAACCCAATTTACGGAGATAAATAATGGCAACTGCACTACTCATAACAAGAGACGATTTAGTTCGATTTACTGCGGTAAATGGTAACGTAGATACTGACAAGTTCATACAATTCGTCAAAATATCTCAAGATATTCACATTCAAAACTATTTAGGTACGAAGTTACTGCAGAAGATTCAAGCTGACATCGTAGCAGGTACTCTTACTGGTAACTACGAAACTTTGGTAGAGACTTACGTCAAGCCAATGCTAATCCATTGGGCAATGGTGGAATATCTCCCTTTTGCGGCTTATACAATCGCTAACAAAGGTGTCTACAAGCATTCGTCTGAGAATAGCGAGAACGTAGAAAAAAACGAAGTAGACTTTTTAATCGAGAAAGAGCGTCAGATTGCTCAGCACTATACTGAGAGATTCATTGACTACATCTGCTTCAACAATGACTTATTCCCTGAGTACACTACGAACACTAACGGGGATATGTATCCTGACACGTCAAATAATTACACAGGTTGGTATCTATGAGAACACGAACAAAGGTAGGAACGTATAAACCAAAACAAGAGAACATTGAGAAACTCCGTGTTTTTCTAACTAAACTAAACAAAGATGGCAAATAGCAACGGATGGGGAGACGGAGCATCTAACAACTCCATTGGATGGGGTCAAGGAGCAGTCAACAATTCTATTTCGTGGGGAGATTCTCACGAGTTATCTTGGGCAGGCTTAACTGACATTGTAGGCTTTGCATATGAAGACGAATACCAAGCAATTTTAGATAAGGCAACTACTTTGGGTTATACATTGCCATCTGATGCCGTTAAACTAAAGCAAAACACGTTACTTGCTTCCCTCAAGGCTTCAGGCGTGTGGTCTAAACTTGACGTGTTTTACGTGTTTGCTCAAGATGGTGGTAGCGCATTTGCTACTTTAAATTGGAAGAATCCTAACGCTAATCAAAGCACACTTGTAAGCTCCCCTACATTTGTAAATAATGGAGGTTTTCAAGGTAACGGAACAAGCAGCTATATTAACACTAACTTTAATCCCGCAACGCAAGGTGTAAATTATACTTTAAATGATGCTTCACGCTATTTCTTTAGTCACGCAGTAGGTACAGGTAGATTTGATGGAGTAGACGCAACAAACTCAAATAGTATAACTCGAGGGAATGTTACTTCACATAGAATAAACTCGGGTACGACTGGAACATTAAGCGGTATGTTTGATTACACTACTGCGGTTAACACCAAGTCAATACATCGTACAAGTTCAACAAGTGTAACGCTTTACAATAGTACAACAGGCTCAACATTGATTCAAGCATCAACGTCAGTATTATCAGTGAATCAATTTATACTGAAAGGATTTACAACATTTGGAAGTCACACTTGTGCAGCGTATGCAATGGGCGCATCGTTGATTTCTGAACACTCGGCATTTATCGCAGATTGGAATACTTATAAAAATTCATTATGATAGTTCTACACGCAAACAATGAGCAGTACGCTCAACTTAACGGCTACCGAAAAAACGAAAGCATTTTGATTTTTGCTATTGACGGAAGTGGAAAATTTATCGTAGGTCTTGAGGTCTTGAATGACCCAAACTTTAGCGAGATTCACGAACAACTCGATGCACTTGAGCGAGTTGAATACACACCTGTAGATGAAGCATAAGGAAGCAATAGGAGCAATGTACTTCTTATGTGGCTACGCTACTTCTATAGCTTTAATATTTGAAGGAGAACACCTGTATCATAAACTCTTTGCCGCTTGTATTGCTTTTTACCTTACTTGGCACGTTATTGAAAATTATGAAAACTAAATCTATCCTCATTATTTCTATGATTTCCGTCTTAGCACCAGTTAAGCCGATGGTGCTTATGGCAGTAGCAACTATTGTTCTCGATATGTTCTTTGGAATTTGGAGAAGTGTACGTAAAAACGGATGGGCATCTATTCGCTCTCGTAGGCTTTCTAATACGATTTCTAAGAGCCTTTTGTACTCAGGTGCGATAGTATTTATCTTCTTACTTGAAAAGTTCATCTTAGCTGATTTATTAGGATATTTCATTTCAGTTGACTTACTACTCACAAAAGCATTTACTGCGTTCTGCGTATTCACGGAAGTAAAGTCAATCAACGAGAGTTACTTCTCGGTTACTGGTATCAATGTTTGGGATAAGTTTATAGCCTTTGTTAAACGTAGCAAAGAGCAAGTAGAAGAATTAAAGTAACCTCACGCAGACGCATACCATAGGAACTGCCCTGCGTTCCACCGATGATACTGTTGTCGGGGGTTATTTACTTAATTAAGGAGAAAAACACTTAATATATGCTAACAACCGCACAAGCCTTACAAAAATACGGACAACCTAACGAAAAGGGAACGTATCTAAAAACCATTAACCTACCTTATCCAATGCGCATTGCTTGGGATACTGATTCTAAAGTAACAAAGATGCGTTGCCACAAAGACGTAGCAGATGCGTTTTTAAGCGTGTTTAACGAACTTTTAGAGGTATATGGGTATAATAAGATAGTGGAGCTTGGTATCGACCTTTACGGCGGATGTTTTAACTTTCGTAAAATGCGTGGCGGTTCGTCTTGGAGTAAGCACGCTTGGGGTATTGCTATCGACTTAGACCCTGCACGAAATACTTTGAAGGAAACCAGTAAGACTGCAAGATTCGCTCGACCTGAATACGCTCCGATGATAGAAATCTTCTACAAACACGGATTTATTTCACTTGGTAAAGAAAAGAACTACGATTGGCAACATTTTGAAGTAAACTTTTAACTCTATATGCATAATAGTTATATCTTTGCAATAAAAAGATATATGAAAAAGCAAATTGAGTATTTAGGAAATGATTATTTTGTAGACGAAAACGGAAATGTATACAACAAACGAGGTAAAATTTTGAAGCAACATTTGTCAAATAGCGGTTATCAATGTGTAAGTGTAAAAATTAACGGCAAACAAGCCGGTCGTTTTATACATAGAGCATTAGCTTTTGCATTTATTGAGCAAGTAGAAGGTAAAAATTATGTGAACCATAAAGATGGTAACAAGCAAAACAACGAATTATCAAATTTAGAATGGTGTTCATTTTCTGAAAACATTCAGCATATGTATGATAGTGGAATGAAAAAATACAGACCACTTCATTATAAAGGTAAGTTTGGTAGTGAACACAATAGAAGTAAAAAAGTAATATGTGTTACTGATAATAATAAAGAATTTGGTTCTATGTCAGAAGCGCAACGATATTATAAATTAGGCAGCGGCTCTGTGTCGTGGTCAGTAAAAAATAAAAAACCAATTTATGGAATGCACTTTGAAATCGGTAGCTAAATACCTTTTGTTCGTGTTTTTGCTGACTTCTTGCTCGGCAAACTACCATTTACGCAAAGCAATAAAGAAAGGTTACATATGCGACACTATTGCTGATACAATTACGATAACTTCGATTGACTCAATTCCGTACGTTTTAAGAGATTCTATTATGTGGGAAAGGGTGTTAGTCCAAAAAGATACGATAGTGCGTTACAAGGCTTCTAAAGTGCCTAAAACGCGATTAGAAACACGTATTGAGTATAGACTAAAACGAGATACATTGAAAATGGTTGAAAAAGTAGAGGTGGTTAAATGGAAAAAAGAAAGAGATAACAAAAAAAAGCCTAACTTGTGGCTGTTTATAATAGGCTTCGGAACTGGTTTTATTGCAAACTGGCTTCTAAAGTTTTCTAAAATTCCTTTATGAGTAAATTCAGACCAAGAATTACACGAGAAGAATTTGAGATAGTTTCTCAATACCGTGCAATTCAAAGAGAGTCCAATGAGATGGGCTTAAACGATGCTGACGTTAAACACGGTTGGCTAAAATCAAAGAATGCTTCATTGTTCTTTAAAAATCCAAACTTTAAGGAACAGGAAGAGCAGAATTACGAGAAGATTCGTGCCAGTATATTAGATGAGATTCGTGTTTATGCACCGAAATATCCTACAATAACACGGACTCAAAGCAAAGACGGACACTTATTAGTCATAGACCCTGCAGACATACACATAGGTAAGCTCTGCGATGCTTTCGAAGTAGGAGAAGTATATAACAACCAAATCGCAGTACAACGTGTCTTAGAAGGCGTACAAGGCATTTTAGACAAAGCAAGCGGATTTCATATCGACAAGATTCTATTTATAGGCGGAAACGACATTCTGCACATCGATACTCCAAAACGGACTACAACGTCAGGAACTCCACAAGACACGGATGGAATGTGGTACTCAAACTTTCTAATAGCTAAAAAACTTTATGTCGAAATTCTTGAAAAACTCATTGGGGTGGCTGATGTACATTTCACTTTCAATCCCTCAAATCACGATTATACTCACGGCTTCTTTCTTGCTGACGTTATTCAGACTTGGTTTAAAGATGCTAAGAACATATCTTTTGACTGCTCTATTGCACATCGAAAAGGCTTCCAATACGGAAAGAACCTTATCGGAACGACTCACGGAGATGGAGCGAAACATCAAGACTTACCTTTATTGATGGCAACTGAGTTTCCTGTTGAATGGAGTCAGACCAAGCACCGCTACGTTTACACGCACCACGTTCATCACAAAACGTCAAAGGATTACATCGGAGTTACAGTAGAATCATTGCGCTCACCTTCAGGAACTGATAGCTGGCATCACCGAAACGGCTACACGGGTGTTCCGAAAGCAGTTGAAGGCTTCATTCATCACAAAGAATTTGGACAGGTTGCTCGTTTGACACACATTTTTTAGTATATTTGCTTACCTAACCATTCTACTCATAGCGTAAAGAGCCTTCATTTGGAGGCTTTTTTTATTTAATATAAAAAAATTTTGCGCCTGAAAGCCTTGTAAAATAAAGGAATTTAAAAATATTTTGTAGAAAACGGAACTTTTTTGTTGATAATTCAGAATAAGTATATATATTTGCATATAACTAATTTACAAACACAAAAATTAAACGCTATGACAAAAGAAGAAATTATCAAATTTATTAAAGGAGAAGAGCAGACTCTTTACTTTGAATTTACCGAGTTACGCAGAATGTATGGTCGTAAACACGAATCAACAACTTATGCATCTGCACAATGGAATGCGGTATTGGGTATTTTAGAAAACATTGAAACAATCGAAGAAAATGAAAACGCTTAAATTCTTATTCTCTGACCTCAACCAAGACGAGCGTCAGATTCTCGGTGGTGTGGTAACATTCATCGCAGGTACAATCTTTATGGTGTGGTTAGCATCGACTAATTCAATGCCAGTATTAGACGTCAAAAAGACGGACAACCAAATCAAAGGTAAACGCACTTACGAACTACCTAAGTCATACACTAAATACGCTGAACATTGCTATACTTATGGAAGATAAATATTGGTTTACTGACGTGGAGCAGAAGGTTTCACAAGGTTTAATTAAGGTAGAATGCTACACCTTACAAGATGATGAACAAGTGGCTACAATCGAACTTAAATACGAATACGATGAATATACGGACGAATGGAAAGTGGAGTCAGCAGAATTCCATACCAACCCAACTATCAAAGAAATCGAACTACTCCAAGACGAACTACTTGAAAGAGCAAGAGACTTGTTTCACGAGTTCTGCTACGCTTGTTATACCTACTCAGACTTTGACGATGAATCTAACTGGTTCGTTTAACCGCCAACGAATGGAACGTTTTTGGACAAACTTTAATTACGATTTATATAACAGAATTTGCGAAATTAAATACACCAAGCTATGAGATTTAAACTTACATACCAAGTCGGACTTGCAGTAGTCCAAGAGTGGATATTCACTTCAAAGAGTCTATGTTACTGGAAAAAAATGGACTTAATAGAATCAGGAAGGTACAACGATGGAAAATTTATAATTAAACCGCTATGAACTTAGAACAAGTAAAAGAATACATTGAGTCGGAAGGTTTAAATGGAAAGAGCAGAGAGCATTTCTACGTCTTTAGAAGACACTATTTATGTTGGGCATTGTACAAAACAAATCAGCTTACATTGTCGCAGATAGGCAGAATTTTTAACCGAAATCACGCAACTGTAATTCACTCCATACGGAAACACGAAGAGTTAAAGAACGACAAATTGTATCGTGGAATAACTGAATCTTGTCAGGAGCTAATGTCTGAGCCGTTGACGTTTAGTAGACAAAGACGGAATATCTTTGACGATATAGCAAAAGCCAGTAACTTAGAAAAACTACGAAGAATCAGACGTTGGTTAAACGAAGGAAGATACGACCATCAAATGAGTTTTCAACAAACGAAACAAAATGCAAGTTAGTTAGTTATATTTGTAGGAGAGTTGGCTGGACACCATAAACTCTAAGGTATTATTGACCCTTGTATTGATTCGCAAGTCCAGCCGCGATGAGATGCAGGGGTTTTTTATTTACTAAAAATTACAAAATGAACGAAATTTATTTTAAATGTCAATTTAATGACAAAGACCAAATGATTGTTTCTAAAGGCGATTTCATATGCTTTGAAATTATAGAAGGTGAAGAATCAAAAACGGTTTGCATTGACATTAAACAAGCGTACACCTTAATCAAAACTTTAGAAAATTTTAGCAATGAGCAGTTGGATTAAATTACACCGCAGTTTAAAAGACTGGGAGTGGTATGATGACCACAACGCAACACGTTTACTTTTACATTTGCTTATTTCGGTAAATTACAAAGACAAGGAATGGAAAGGGCAAACAATAAAAGCGGGTACATATGTTACCAGTTGGGAAAATCTTTCCAAAGAAATAGGTCTTTCGGTCAAGCAAACAAGGGTAGCAATGGAAAAGTTAGAAAGGTCTAAAGAAGTGGCACGCTACACGACAAACAAATGGCAGGCTATAACCCTTATAAAATGGGATAAATTGCAATGTGAAGACGTAGAAAAAGGCAAGCAACAAGTCAAACAAAGGGCAACAACTAAAGAAAGTAAAGAAATAAAGAATAATACTATACCATCATTTCAAGAGTTTTTAGCTTATGCTTTAGATAAGAAACCAAAAGTCAGTCAGATAGATTTAAGACTTAAATACGAAAGTTGGAAAGAGAGTGATTGGAGTATAAATAGAAATGGTAAATTGCAACCTATTTCAAATTGGAAGTCTACGTTACTAAATACGCTTCCGTATATAAACGAAATATCTTATAGTTTACCATCTGAAATTTGGGAGGGATAGAATATGTACAAGAAATTAACAGACCTAAATGCTGAAATGTTTAGTATTAGACACGAAAAAGACGTACGAGGAAAGTCAATAGGTTGGGATTACGAGATGCTACCACTTACAATCAAAGAAGGAACTACAACTTACATAGGTGCAGCTCCTGCATCAGGAAAGACGGAACTATGGTTTGAGATACTTATAAACCTTTCCTGTTTGCACGGTTGGAATCACGTAGTATTTTCACCTGAGACTGGGAGTAGTGCTGAGATATTTTCTGAACTATGCTACAAGTACATAGGTAAACCATACGTTCAAGGTCAAAACTCAATGACTAATAGCGAGCAGGTAAGTGCTGAGATGTTTATAAATGAGCATTTCATTGTTGTAGACCCAATTGATGAAGATTTGACTATCACGAAATTCTATAAACTTGTAGACGAGATTGAGCGCAAAGAAGGTATTAAAATCCATACAACTACTATTGACCCGTGGAATGAGTTAACCGAGGAGTTTATTCCTGCTGATTTAGGACGTGAGGATAAATATTTGAGTAGGATTTTAGGGTTAGTTCGTAAAAACGCAAGAAAAACAGGCAGACACAACTGCGTTATTAATCACGTTAGAGACCAACCAATGGTAACTGCAATGTCAATAGCAGGAACTGAGCTTAGATATTTTCCTATTCCTACGGCACGAGATTTTGCAGGCGGGCAAGTATGGTTTAGAAAGGGTTTAAGCGTGTTAATTCCGTGGAGACCACCTTACGGACTTGGAGATGCAGATGGTGTAGGAGCTGAAAAAAACGAAGTGCATTTGAAAGTTGCCAAAAGCAAACCAAAAGGTGTATCAAAAAACGGAGTTTACAAAATGTTTTTGGACGTAGACCGCTACCAGTATTATATGCTTGACTTCAAAGGTAACCGAGTTTATGCAAACCGAGGCACTACTTACAATAAGGAATCACAACGTAAAATTGAGATACCAAAAGACGGACAAATAGAAAGCACATCGGCAAAACTTCTTAGATTAGCAAACCAAAACCCTTTTTAAAATGGACTTATCACTTAAAATACTATGGGCAAAAACAACCGTTTGGACGGTTAAAGAACGAATCAAGAACGTTAGAGAGAAACTCGAAAAGGACAAGCCTGAAGCTAAGGACTACATCAACGGAGGAAAGGAAAGTGAGGAGTATTTACTTGAGACGATTCAGGTGATAACTCTACTTGAAGACGAAATAACAAATCTGAACCGAGAGCTTAACCAACTGGCAAGAAGAAATGCTCAACTGCGAGTAGCATACCAAGAATTACAAGACGAAATCAAATATAAGAACATTGAATTATGACTAAACTGCAAAAGTTGATAAAACAACAAGGTGTTAAACCACTAACAAAAGACGAACACAAAGCATTAAGATTAAACGCATATAAACCTAAAAAATAAAATATGAAAATCGAAAAAAAATTAGTAGCATTGACCGCCTTCCTTCCTGTGTTGGCAGACTTCATTGAGGATTTAAACGACCAGTACGTCTTTAAGCAAGGACTCAAGCGCAAAGCAAATATGCTTGCAGAAGAAATCCAACGAGTAGACCGCGACATCCTACGAATAGACGGAGAGAACGCAGGTAAGATATTTGACGAGCAGATTCAGTTGCAGATTTTGTTTCGCCAATGGATTGAGGAAGTAATTGAATTAGACTAAAAAAACACGCTATGAAATTGAAGGAAAAATATATAATTGAAAAAATCAGCAGGAATAGTGCTAAAAAGCTATTAGATGAGTACCATTATTTACACGAAGAAGGAAATTTTAGAAGTGGTATTAATTTTGGTTTAATCGAAAAAGAAACTAATTTGTTGGTTGGTGTATGTATTTTTCATAGTGTGTCAGCAAAAGAAATTGCCAAAGGTTGTTTTGGATTAGATACATACAATTTAGAAGGTTTTATGGAGCTTGGTAGATTATGTCTGAACCCACATAAACACGAAAAAAATATCACATCGTTTTTCTTATCATCAAGCATTAGATTATTGAGAAAAATAAAAAATGTGGTTGCATTGTTGACGTATGCAGATAGTGATTATCATAGTGGATATATTTACCAAGCCTGTAATTTTCAATACTACGGATTGACTTCACAAAAAAAAGATTTTTTTATCCTACAAGAAGACGGTTCATTTATAAAATTACAAAGAGGAAAGTGCAAGGGTTTAAAAGGTGAATGGAGAATAAAATCAAGAAAGCACAGGTATCTAATTATTTACGATGACAATTTAAAAACAATTTGGAATCAAGAACCTTATCCAAAAAACGAACAAAAATCAGGGTTTAATTATCAGCAAAGTGATAAAATTAATCAAGAATTTATCCCAATAGAAAAACTACAATTAAAACTTGAGTTATGAGGTGCAAGAACTGCAAGGAGAAGTTTGAGCCTATCCGCTTCAATCATAAATACTGCCTTAAAGACGAGTGCGTCCGTGCTTTTGTAGCTGAAGCCAAAGAGAAGCAATGGAAGCAGACTAAAACACGAATGAAGAACGACATAAAGACGAACTCTGATTGGATGAAAGAAGCACAAAAGGTATTCAACCAATACATCAGGCTCAGGGATAAAGCTCAACCTTGCATCAGTTGCGGCTCAAAACTTGACTCAAAGTATGACGCAGGACATTTCTACTCTATGGGAGGACACAAATCAGTAACTTTTGATGAAGATAACGTACACGCTCAATGCGTCACTTGTAATCAGTTCAAGCACGGAAACCTACTGAACTACCGAGAAGGTCTCTTAAAACGCATCGGAGAGGCTAAATTAGACGATTTAAGCCAACGTGCTAATGAAATACGGAAGTACACGAACTATGAACTACAGGAATTGATAAAAACCTACAAACAAAAGATAAAAGATGCAGGAAAGTGAATTATTCGACTTATTGAAAAAAGGATTCATAGCTGACCTTCAGAAATCAGAATATCAATTCAGCAGATGGGATTGCTTAAGCCACAAGTTTCAATATAGAATAGAACTTAAATGTCGTAAAACGCATTACGATAGTTTGATATTGGAGCGTGAAAAGTATTTCGCATTGATTTTATCTTACGTTGAAACTGGCTACAAGCCTTTGTACATTAATTCAACACCAAAAGGAGTGTATGTATTTGATTTGAGTGAATTAAATCCTGAATGGACTACAGATACACGGATGCCAAAGACAACGAATTTCGACAATAACAACCGAGTTGAGAAGACTTACACGCTACTTGAAATAAAAAATGCTAAAAAAATCACATAATTGATATTCGTATCTAAATAATTTATATATTTGTCTAAACATTTAATATTTACGCTATGAAAAATCTATTAAAATCGTTGGCTGCATTCCAACAAGAAGTGCCTGTAATCCACAAGGCAACACAAGGCTACGGCTATTCTTATGCTGACTTGCCTAAAATCTTTGAGGTAATCAATCCGTTGCTAAAAAAACACGGACTCGGATTTACTCAAAACATCTTTACAAAGGATGGAGATACTGGTTTAGAAACAATGATATTTCACGTTGAGACTGGCGAGAATATGACAAGTGCAGTAGCTATACCTTATGTACAACTAAAGGGAATGAATGACTTTCAGTCTTTTGGTAGCGGAGTAACTTATTTTAGACGTTACGCATTATCAGCAGCTCTTGGTTTAGTAACCGACAAAGACACGGATGCATCAGGAGAGCAAGTTAAAACCGAGAAGAAACTTCCTGCCATAGACCAAAAGAGATTTGCAGCGGCAGTCCAAGCCATAGCAAAAGGCGAGTACACTCGTGAGAAGCTCGAAGCATCGTTTGCATTAACTGAAGGTCAAATCGACATCTTAAACGCTCTATGAAGACTCTCAAAATTAGGTGTAGTGCCATCGGGAAACTGATGGCTACACCACGCTCAAAAGGCGAGTTCTTGTCTCAGACTGCAAAGACTTACATTCACGAGTTAGTTCTTGAACATAAATATGGCATCCGTAAGGAGTTTTCAAGCCGTTACACGGACAAAGGTATTCAAGTTGAAGACGAATCTATCTCGTTAGTCAATGATGTCTTAGACGTCAAATTTATCTACAAGAACGAAGAGTATTTTGAGAACGATTGGATAACAGGAACACCTGACGTAAACACGGAGGATGTATTGTTAGACGTAAAAAGCTCTTGGGATGCTACTACCTTTCCGTTTTTTGATACGGAAATACCTAACAAAGACTATTTCTATCAGCTTCAGGGTTATATGTGGCTTACTGGCAAGAATCAGTCAATGCTTTGCTACTGCCTTATAGATACTCCTATCGAAATGGTAGAAGACGAAATCCGCAGAGCGCATTGGAAACTTCACAAACTTGACGAGGACTTAGATTTGCGTGAAGAAGTAGAGAGCAAACATCAGTTTTCACATATACCAAAGAACCGCAGAGTTAAAGTTTTCTATGTACAAAAAGACGAACAGGTAATCGAGCAGATAAAAGAGAAGATTGAACTTGCTCGTGAGTATTACAACGCACTAATTCAAATGCTATGAAAATAGAATTAACAACAAAAGAACTGCAAGATATGGTAAAGGGCAGGTCTCCTTATTACGATGCATTTAACCATCCATTAGTTAAAAAAGCAGGACATTCATTTTGCGAACCATACGGAAGTACAAGTTGGAGTAATTTACATAATCTTACGGATGAAGAGCTTTACGAATTGTATTTAATAAATAAAAATAGCTGGAAAAGATGAGCCAAGAAGTAAAAGACCAAGTAGTTTTATCCGTAATGGCGAAGTATGCAGAACGCTCTGCTACAGGACTACGAAAATACGGAACTACATTAGACCGAGAAGACCTGACTCTTGACCAATGGATAAACCATTTACTTGAGGAGTTGATGGATGCAACGCTTTATTTGAGCCGCATTAAGAAAGAGATTGACCTTCATTACGTCAAAGGCTTTAGCGATGGATACCGAGAGGCAAGTAAAACACGAACTAAATAAATCAGAATAAGATGAACAAGAACGAAAGAAACGAATTAATAGCAGGAGTAACAACTATGCTTTTAATAGTGGCGGTATTGATTACGGTAATCGCAACTATATTTAGTAACCTTTTAAAATAAATATACAATGGAAAACAAAACAAACACGGGAGTAATCTTTAAGAACGACAAAAAGACGAGCGAAAAACATCCTGACTACAAAGGAAAGGTAAACGTAAACGGAAAAGAAATGGAAGTCGCTCTATGGGTAAAGCAAGGTAAAACCATTTTTTTTAGCGCTGCATTCAGCGAGCCGTATGTAGCACCTACTGAAGAACGTAGACCAGTAAGTGATAGTATTGACGATGACCTACCATTTTAGTATGTACATTGACGATGACGCACTCCGAAAGCAACTGAATAGGATATTGCTTGTAAAAACACGAAACCAAATAGTCCAAGAGATAAAAGCCAAAGGACACAAGATGCACCAGTTTCAGTTAAACAACT